CAATTTGCTATATTACATATATGATTAACAGTGAATGTCTTATCATTATAATCAAGATTATGAACTAAGCAAAATATAAATCTATGTACATAAACCATCTTCTTACCAACTTTAATAAGACCATGTCCAGTTTTTGGATTTACTGGTCCATTCCACAGCCAGTGTGGTTTAGTTATTGTAGTTCTTAGATGTAATTTATTTATCCAGTAAATATAACTTGGCATTAATTATCTTTCAATCTCCATCAACTTCATCTCACGCTTCTTATCTTTAATATAAGCAAGTGCATCCCTCATACTGGAACATCTTCTTAACTGTTTACCATAATTAACTGACCATGATGCAATAGTTATATCTTGACTAACAGAACCTAATGAACGATTGAGTGCAGCGGCTGTCTTCTCAATCGTCCAATCAGGTTCATCCTTTAACTGAGAACTGTGAAAGTTGTATATGGATATAGCCCTTTCTAGCCAGTGTACTTTTAATGGAGGTGATTTCATTTCTTGTTAAATGAAATTTTATCTTCTCTATTTCTAGGCCATTCCATATAACTTAAATCATCTTGCTCTATTACACTACCTTTAGAACTATCAGATTCTCTCTCAGCATCCCTATCAGCCTTAGAACGACCCATTGAATCTCTAGTTCCTTTACGTTGGGGATAAGATTTACATCCCCAAAATATTCCATATTTACCAGAACGGCTTATCATTTCACTACCACAATCTGGACACTTAACGTTTTCAATTGTCATTTTCTACTTCACTTTCAGAATCGTCACTATTCTTAATCTTTCTGGAATCATTAGGAAGAGCATCAAGGTCTTTAAGTATACTCTTAAGCTGTTGTTGAAGATTTCTAGCAACTCCATGTGCATTGTCTAGTAAATCATAAACTTCACGAATCTTCTCAACATACTTCTTCTTATTCATTCTTTGTCTCCTCTTCTTCATCGTCTTCAATCTCTCTTTGTAGGCTATCCAATCCATTTTCAAGATTATCTAATTCATCATCAATTCTTCTAATTGATCTCCTTATATTTGCAACTGCCATAACAGCATCACTCAATCTGTTGAGAATCTTCTTCTTGTCCATTCTTTTTCTCCTTTTGAAAGCAACAAATGAGTCCGGCTGCTAGAACTGCTGAGCCCCCTTACTCACTCCCAAGGTGATTAAAGGAGATATTCTAACCTTATCAGTGTCAGCCTGCCGACTGAAGCCGGAACGACTATCTTCTATTTAACTACAAGCAATAGATGCATTTGCAGTCATAACCGCTTCTCGAACTAACCTGATAGCGGCTGACTGATCTGCACTTGATGGTGTATTATCCATTATCGTCTTTGCTAAATGTTTACCTGCTTCTCTAATAGCCTGATACTTTGGTAGCTGTTCAGGTGTTGGAGAATGGTATGTGAACCAATTGTCAATATCTTGATCTGTAATCATGTCAACGGCATGAAATCAGCAAGGTCATTGAATTCATTGCCCTTGTTGCTCTTACCACGCTTAATATATCCCTTAACCTTCTTTCCAATCTGAGCCTTAAACAATTCACTACTCAGCTCATAGCCCTTCTCAGCATCAAATGGAAGACCAAGTGCCTTCCACAGAGACTTACCAAAGCCAAGAGCCTTTTCATTAAACAACTTACTGGGAGTAACTCCCTTATGTGGACCATCAAATATCTTGAACTTGAAGATACAGTTAGTGCTACCATCAGTCTCAGCTTCTTTCTCTGAGTAATCAACAACTTCTAATGGCTGCCAACCTGGTTCAACGAGATCACCCTTTTTCAAGTCATCCGGTGTGAGAATTGCACGCATTGTTTGTTTTTCCTTAAGTTGTTTTTACGCTGGTTTTGAGTTGTCTCTTTCTACTATTTTTAACACTTATTCTATGACATGTGAGACACCTATGATGCCCATTGCTTCTAAACGATAGATTACCCTCCTTTGGATGTCCACATCTGAAGTTTGGTAGTAACATTATATCTTTCATATTATCAGCATGACTACCGACATGCAAATGCTCAGGATTCCAACAATTTCTATATGTGCAACTTGGCTTATGCAAAGAATGTGAATTGGAATCTTTAAGATCTAATCCTAAATAAATAAACGCTGATAATCTATGAACTTCTATATCTTTACCTTTTAATCTACCACCAACTGTCATAACACCACGTCCACCTGATGTTATCTTACCAATCCAAAGCCAATGACCATCTATGATTCTTGTTCTAACTGTAAGTCTGCGAACAAGTCTAGCCTTATCATAGAACTTGTCAGGCTTCATCATTCGTAAGCTCCCTTTTCAGAGTTCCACTTTTTGTTTGTTTGATTTGGTTCTGGTAGTGTTGGATTTGTTACTGTTTTAATGATATCAAATGGATTAATAGGTTTGTTGTTTTGTTCAATTACTGAATCAGTCACCTCCTTGTTATGATCCACAACCTTTTGTTTCCAAACTTCATAAAATAATCTGTTAGTAATATCCATCTGACCAGTAAGTCCAATGTTAGACTTAGCGAAGTCATCACCCACTGCATCAGTATCTACAATGTATTTAGTCGAAGCTTTGCCAGCCGTTGAGTCCCAATCATTGACTTTGCTAAAGTGATAAATTTCACTAAAATTGCCCGGAACAATACCGGCTACCTTGCTACCATATGTAACGATTGGATTGGTTTTGGTTACTTTCATGCTAGCACCAGAACCTTCAATCTTAATAGAAGGAACTGGGTGGCATGTCCAAATGACGTGACAAGGAAGAGAGCGGCAGATGTCTAATGCCTGAGTGACTAACGACGTTTCTACTTTGTATTCATCAAAGTCTGGAATGAGCTTAAGTTTATTCTTCCCTTTTCTATCATCGTTGAAGTTCAAAGACCAGTTAACGGCTCCACTAGTCATCTGCGTGACTGAATCATTAATGATTGCAAAGTAACGGCAATCTTTGGATAACGCTATTAACTTATTGAGATATTCGTTTGCGTTGTTTGCTCCATAGATATCATATTCGATTCTGTCTAGAAGATCTGGACGTTTGACTATTTTGTGGAAATAATTAACTAGCTCAATAGGCTTCTTCTTGTCCCAATACGCAAGCCAGACAGGTCCGTCAACGGCAAATGTAGCTGCTGAACAAGTCTTAGAGTGGCCATAAGGGCCTTTCATTAGCATACTAATGACTGAGTCGACTATCATGTTACTTGCTTTCATTTACTTACCTGCCAGTTTCTGACGTTAGCTGTAAAATGATATTTACTTCTTTTAGCTCCAGTGGTTTTTGTCTTCTTACCTCTATAATGCCCAAGTTTCTGTGAAGTTGGAGGCTTATTGATTTTATATTCACCAGGTTCAAAGCCGCTCCCGCGATCAAATGATGTGATTTCCCTATTAACAGCTTGCGGTGTTACATATCTCACATATTTATTACCTTCCTGAACGTATGTCCTAGACATAAATACTTTAACTTTCTTGCACTTAAATTGCCTCTTAATAGCCTGAGCGGCTGCACAATTAGCTGGGTCTTTCTTATTTGAATGACTGACATCACCTTTAGTGATATCAATAATCAAATTGTGATCAGCATCTACTACTTTCAGACCGTCTAAAGTTCGGTTAGGCTTGGACTTCTTTGTCTTCTTTTTCATTGTCTTTTCTCTTTTTGGTTGTCTAGTTAAATCCGTTAATGAAATTAACAGCTTCTTGCCTTGACATCTTTGGCTTCATCATTAATTGCATTCCACAAAGACTAATCAATGCTTCGCTATTAGTTTCTGGATGCTTCCTCAAATCTGACATCATAGAAACAATGCCTTTAGATGGATCTTTGTAATAATCCATTTCAGCAATAGCTCTTTCTTTGCACCATGCAATATGTTCTTGTCTAGTCATTTATTTGTAGCCTTTACATCTATCCTAGTTATCTTTCCAACCTTATAGATGGAGCAGTACTTCATATCTATCCTATCAATATACGGAGATGATATTACTAGTTCTAGAGCTTTAAGTATTTCATCACGTTCTTCATTAGTCATTTAACTCTCACTCCACTGCTCTTCCATTTACAGTCAAGACACTCAACATACATAACCTCTCTAAACTCATCATATCCCTTAATAGTATTAGTATGTTTGCACCTATTAAATATCATCTTCACTAGATTGACCAGTAAGTCCTTGCATCCTAGAACGAAGATCTGAAAGATTATCATCAGCAAGTGAAGCAATGATTTGATTCGACTTCTTTCGTATGTAGTAATTCTTGCCATCAGCACCCTTCACTTTCTGTTTACCACAGTTATTACAGTGAGGCTTTTCAAGTTTAATCGTAGCTTCATTAATGATGAACTCATCACCACAAGAATTACAAAGAGTTCTCTTGCCAAGTGTTAGTGCTACGTCCATCTTATAATGGCAGTCTGGCAAAATGCAGAAGTAAACCTTGTTGCCTGACTTATACTTATGCCTCTTCAGCTTATGAACGTGCTTTTGGATTGTCATTCGTTTTTAACCTTATCTTCTAACACTGCCGAACTCTTACGCAGAACCTTCGTAACATCCCAAGCCTCTATATCAACGTAGTCAGTTGCTAGCTTATACAGCTTAGCTTCTTCACCACTGCTGTCACAGATAGCATGATACTCACACTTCCTGTTGTATTTGTAACAAGACGTTTCATTCAATGGCCATTCGTTAGTGGCTACGCATTGTAAGTAATTGTCACGGATTACTTTGACTACGTTAGATTTCCAGGCCGTTAGTATCAATGGATCATAACTTAATGGAATGCGTTTGAACTTCTCGTGCGGCTTTAATGTCTTTTGAAAGCCTATCCTATTTACTATTAGGATATTACTTTCTGTAGCATAGCAATAGTTCTTAAACTGATTACTCATCCTCTCTACTTCAGATGTCCTGTCATAGCTCTTGTGGTCTAATGGACAATTAGTATACTTGTTGTCAGTAAACAATAGGTCAATCTTACCTGCCATGTGAATCTTAATTTCATCATCCTCATACAATAGATAAATGAATGGATTCTCTACATGATTGATCTCAAAACTCTGGTCGGCAACTCGCCAGTATTCAAAGTACTCTTCCATTACCTCTAATACTCTGTTAATCATGTCATTATCTAAATCAGTTTCAATAACACCGGCTTCTTTGACTTTCACTAGAGCGGCATTCACAGCATAATCATACCTTGCACCATCTTTAAGACATTGATAATAAATCTCACAGGCTATGTGAACTAGCGTTCCTCTGTCCAACTGCATTGACTTTGTTGGTAAGGATTTATTTAGATTGTATCGTAAGTTAAACCTCTGTTCGCACAGCCTGAACATGTCGAATTGACTGGCGTCAAAGACTATGTTAACCTTAGCCATTATTATCCTTTGTGAACTTCCACCCACACTTATTTCGACAAATCAACTCATCCTCATCTAATCTTCCAAAATCAAGAATTCCCTGACAATTAGGACACGAACCTGGAAGTATTCCATGTCCAGACTTGAAGATAATCTTCTCATCTTCTGTGAAGATTTCTGTTAGAAATTGATTTAGCTTTCTCATTTATTCCTCTTATCATTATCAATCATGACTTCAAAGATTGCGGCTAGAACTTTTAGACATTTGGCAGTTAGTGGCTTACTATAGCCTAGCATAGATACCATTGTAAGCATATGAGTTACACAGACTTTCTCTGCATTTGATGTATCGTATAACTTTGCTATTTCATCTATATGCTTCTCTAATTCTTCAGATGTCATTTGAATTTATTCCTCCCAATGTGCTTCGCATGGACAATCATCAATACTGCACATAATATAGCCATGCTCATCTATCGGATGTTCACAAATACATGGTCCTACAAATGTTGCAGTCTCTTCTGGTATCCATTCTCTATCATCATAACCATTATCACTCATATGAAGACTCCTTTATCTTATCAATCAGCTCATTCAGTTCAGTCTCATTCTTTACTACAATGATTCCAAGATTTGAGTGATTAGGTTCTCCTTCATCAAACTCAGATACTCTCATTACTCGAATACTGATTGAATTTGTAGTTTGAACCTTGTGCAACTTGATGTACTCTTTAACTAAAACTGGTTCTTTCTTACGTGAAACTTTATGAACGGCAACAACTCTCTGACTCAATCTTGCTGAACTTGCAGCCGGTATCGGCTCTTTCGTATGATTGTCACAGAAGTAAGCTTTCTTGTTATTTACTTCTATGACTACAAAGTGATTTGGAACTGTTACAATGTACATTCCATCGTCATTCACTAATCGAATGATTGTTCCATACAAACTAGTGCCTTCGTCTACTTTAGTGCTAGTGAATCCTAGTCTGTTAGCTGCGGCTAGAAGATGTTCTAATTTCACTCCTTTAATGTTATACTCACCACTGATATAGCCAATTGCATTGGCACATTCATCTGTGTTCTTACCTGTTAATATTGAAAGAACGGCTGGTCCACAGAATTTGTTATATCCTTCAGATACACTCTTTAGGTTAGTCATTTGCTATCCTTTTTAATATCAACTCTCATAATACTACCAACCCAATAAACAGACCAATTTGGTCCATCTACTTTCTTAACACTTTGATTCATTTGAAGTATCTGAATAGCAGATTTGATTCCTTCAAAATCTATAATTTCCATGCCTTCTTCCCCTTCGTCACGAGAATATTAGCAAGTTCAGTAAGTAGTGATGATTGATCCCACGCTATCTCTTTGTTATCCATTGTACTTGCAACAATCGCACGTTTCTGTTCTACTAACTCAGTGAAGTATTCATCTATCGTTTCACTCGCTAGCATGTACGTTACGTTAACCTTATTCATTTGTCCAAACCGGTGAAAGCGTGCCTCTGCTTGTTCTTCGTTTGCAGGATTCCATTGTCTCTCTAACATGATTGCATCAGAACAGAATTGAAGATTCAATCCTTCGCCAGCCGCTAACGTTGATGCAATCAATACGCGATACTCTGGCTCTTTGAATCTCTCTACTAAGTCTTGTCTTGCATTGCTGTCTAGAGTTGAATTCAAGTTCAACGCCGGCTTGAGCTCATGAGTTGTAAGCCATTCATTCAAATCACTCCCTAGCTTATTGACAGCGGCATGATGATGAACGAAGATTACTATCTTTCTATCATTGCTTTCTATGAACTCAGTAACAAAGTCAACACATTGTTCTACTTTGCTAACGCCTGTAATCTGTCTCATCTTCGTCATAATGGCTAGCATGTTACTATTCTTTTGCATGCTATCCATATCTTCGTTATACATCATGTCATCTAGTTCTGACAAAGCAGCGGCGTATGCTTTATTCAATCTCTTGTCTAGCTCTACGTGATAGAACTTACGACTCAATTCTGGTAAGTCTGGTAGAACTTCTGCTTTCGTTCTCCTTAGAATGAATTCCTTAGTCTTCTCATGAAATGCTTCAGGATTCCTTAATCCTCCTACTTTGTATCCCCAGCCGTTATTGTAACTATCACAGTCATTCTCAATGAACCGTGTATATTGTGGAAATAGCCGTGGTTGAATCAGATTCAATACTGTGAAATACTCACCTGCATTATTCTTAATTGGCGTTCCACTCATTGGCAAGATATGGTCTACATTCTTACAAATCTTCTGAACGGCTTTAGCTCTTCCACTTGTATGGTCTTTGATTGCTTGGCATTCATCAATGACTACAAACTTAATCTTATCTGCAATCATGTCAAATGCATCTGTTTTAAGCAAATCATATGTAACGACATAGATGTCAAATCCCGGTGCGGCTTTCTCTTTTCCACTACTGATTACTTGAGTTAGAAAGCCTTGCACTCCACACCAGCGAATAATCTCATGATGCCATTGCATCTTGATTGTAGTCTTCGTTACTATTACTGCTGGTAGAAGTGACTCACGGTGAAGCTTAATCAACGCGAGTGCTTGAATTGTCTTACCTAAGCCTTGTTCATCGGCAAGTAATGCCCTTGCATCACTTTGTTCAAGGAACTTAATTCCTTCAGCTTGATAAGGCATTAACTTCCTACCATCACTTGAGATGATGGATGAGTAGTCAGCCGTTGACAAGACTTCATCATTAGTTACGTGACCACATTCTAATGTGATTAGCTTAGTCGTGCCAAAGTTAATGCGGCTTTTTTCAACTGCAACTTTTCCGCATTGCTTACACGTTTTCTTTACTATTGAACTTAGTGCCATTTGTTATCCTACTTTGGTACAACTAAGACATCATCTTTCTTAGTCGTAATTGGACAATTCTCAACAATGAATTTATGTAGTAAAATTAGAAATCTTGAATATTCATCATCGTCCATGTCATGTCTAATTGATATTTCTACGATTGAATTCTGCATAATCTATCCTCTGTTAACTCTTAATCTTCGGATGATTAAAACTACCAGTCATGCTTTCATAAACATCCAAAATTGCAGCCTCTAACTTACCAATCAAATCATCACTATCAGGACGAAGAAAAAAGAATGGCTTGTTCTTTCCATCTCCTTTATCATCGTCACCATTACGTTTGATAATGCTAGCCGGAAACAAGACGAACAGTCCCTTTTCTGCATCATCACAGATAGTGAATCCAACTAGATGAAAGCCTTTTAACAAAGCATCGTCTTCAAAGTCAATCGCACCTTTAGCTACGCGATTGCCTTTCTTCATCAGAAATGGTTCTACTTTAATTCTGCTCATTTGTATGTTACCTCACTTAGTTGTATGTCAGTTCAATAATCATCAGCTTCAGTTCATGGTATTGGTTACGGGTTAGCTACCAAACTTAAGCTTACTAGCATCGAACGGCTCTTTCGGTTCATCAGGCTTTTCAATCTTAACCTGAATAGCACTAGTCTCTTCACTCTTCTTAGTGAATGTAACAGTCTTGAGACTCTTTTCCGTAGCTCTTCGTTCCATGTTCTTCATCATCTCATTGATGATGTTCTCATCTAATCCAGCCTTCTCCAAATACTCACGTTGCTTGTCAAGCTTCGTCATTCTCTCTTTACGAGTCTTGACAGCATTGATAGCATCCGTAGTAGTCTGGTCGCTCTCTGTCGGTGTTACTGTCCATTCCTTATTGCCGTTCTTAGCTTTTCTTTCTCGTGTTTCATCGTCAGCGGCTACAAGTCTAGCCTTCGCTTCGAATGCAATCCTTGATAGCTCTTCACGATGTTCTCTTAGTTGAGAATCATTCATGTCCTTGACAAGAATTTTCTCATGATTGTAGAACTTAGCAAATAACTCTTCTTGTGGTGTCATAATTTCCTTTGCTGCCATTACTGCCATTAAATAATCTGGCTTATTAGCACTAATCTGATTATGAACTTCACCAAATCTTGAAGCTCTTAATGCGGCACAATTAATCTGAATACCGGAATTAACTGTGCCGCATGAACAAATCCAAGACATATTAAATAGTCAAATCATCAGCATTTGTCAATTTGTATGTCAATCCTATAGTCTGGTGCAAGGACTAACTCCTTCTAAGTTTAACCAAAGCCTCATAATGCTTAATCCAGTGACTGCTGCACAGATAGATTGTCTTAAACTTACCATACAATTCTTCAATATTACTAATAGCACTCCAATGATTATCACACAAATCACATTTGTCATTGTGACTGTTAGTCTCTAGAGTCATTCATATCCTCTGAATTCGGCTGGAATCACCTCATCATATAAGAATGCTCTATCTCCCACTGAGAAGAACTGAATAGCATCCCAATTCTCATTGATAACATCGAATATCTTCTTAGCACTCTGTTGATACTCAGCGGCTAATGCATGATTATTATTACTCTTACAGTAATCTACTGAATCATATGCATCTCTTAGCCACTTTTCGTAGTATTGAGAGAGAACCTTGCTGTATTTCATATTACTCCTTTAACATTAAATCGAGCATCAATTTAGTAGATATTCTTTGTCTTGCTTCTAAGTCTTTAATTGCATCCTCAAGTATTAAATCTTTCTGTTCTCTTTCTTCCGTTGTGTAATTCTTAGGATTACCATTCGCTTGCATAGACTTCTCAATTATCTTAGTTCTGTTCTCTTTTTCAGAATCTAAGAATTTATGCAATTCTCTTTCAAGAATCCTACGAGCGGCTTTGCGTTTAGCCTTCTCTCTAATCCTATTTCTCTCACGTTGAATAGGTTGATTCTCTACTGAGTTAAAAAACTTACGTTTCATTTTAATCATTACCTCAGTATTGATTCTACTGTCGGACGGTCTCGGACGGTCTCGGAGAACTTCGGTGCATCGCGGTCGGTCTCGTGGACGGTCCATGCCTGTAAGTTGTTGAAAATGTTGGAGTTGTCCACTGGCCGATTGTATCATACCTCTCTCCAAAAGTCAAGAGGGAGGTTTTGTCCTTTTCTGGTGACACTTCTTATTCTAATATATATAATAAAAAAATATATAAAAAAGAATAAGATAGATAAGACATAGAAAGGGGGAAAAGATACCCCCCACTAACCCCCCTGAGGGGTCTGAAAATCGCGGGAAAGCCAGTAAACGCCTGTAGAATCAGGGGTTTAACGCTCGTTGGAGGGGTTGAAAACTCCAGCGATGCGTTCCGAAACGATACGAGACTCTCCGAAACGCTCCGAGACGCACCGACGAAGTTAGGCGAAATTGAGCCAATAATTAAATCTACTTGATAGTAAATCAAATAGACTTAACTATTAAATCAGATAGTCACTACAAGATAGATTATGAGAAGATAGATGATTGAAAGACCTAAGAGGATTGGAAGAGTTTCATTTAGTTTCATTACTATTTCACCTTTGTTAAGAGTTCTTGAAGATTCGAGTTAACGCCTGATTCAATCAGCAAGCGCTTTAAAAGCATTGCCTTTTGTAGAAGTTCCATTCTCTCTTTAAGTGTCATAATTATTCACCATAGAGCTTTTTCATTGCGTCATTCTCATCACAGATTTGCTTCTCATAGTCAGCAATCATGACAAGAATATGAATGCATCCTTCAGGCGAAGTGATTGCACCCTCAGTGTATTGTAGAAGAGTCTTTTGAACTTCCTGCATGAGATAGTCAGACTTCGGAGTGATACTCTTTTCCATTCTTTTCTCCTTGTTAGTAGTTCGATAGGTTGCATAGTTATCATCCCACTAGTGTCCCTATTGCGGGCTATAATCACTAGTCCTATAATGGTTAGGCTTTTTGCTGCTAACCTATAAGTGGTTAGTTTTCAGCTACTATGCAACCAATCCAACTACTAAGAGAAAGCTGTCGGTCTTTTAACACTGGCCGACAAGTGGTCAATCATTATTAACTACCGTGCGTCAGATTGACAATTAAGCACGAGTAGTTAGTTTAGTTATTACGTTGTGGTCTACTAAACTACAAAACCTAATCACAACGTCAGCATATTTTTTGGGTCATGCTCTGCAGAACCGCCCATACTCTTTGCTGAGTATGCTTCACCGATTACTGACATATGCAGACAATCGGCGAAGCCGCACTAGGCTTAAACTCTATTTATACTCGCCTAGTCGAGTTAGACTCATTAGCAGACTAAGATGGATTTGTTACTTCTTCGAGAACTGAGCAACAAAACCGGGCTTAATCAGAGCAACAGCATCTTCCAATGAGACATTCGCACCGCGCGAATAGTTCCGAACAACCAACCTGAATTGAACCTGAGAATCAGGCGGCCAAGTTGGGTCAACGTATTCAGCAAGCGGGTCACTAGCAGCAGTATACGCTGCATCGTTAGCACCAGTAATCAAATAGCTGACGAGTGTAGGCTCGTCTTTGACACCAGTGATATCCATGAATTGCTGAATAGAAGTAGGAAGCGTAGCTGGCTGAGATTCGTCGAAAGCTTCCCAAGTAATAACCAAGGGATTCTTACCACGAGTCTGTCCAACACGAACGCGAACACCAACACCGGTCCGAGCCTTGTTGGTAATCTCCGCTTCCGCTTCTTTCCGTGCCACTTCCAGTTCACGCGGTGTCTGTGCTTCTACTGCCATTGTCGTATCCTCCGATTAGTTGGACGTAATTGTCCTTTTCCGACACGCCGATTATCTCACGAACGAACGTCGTTGTCAACAAGAAACGAACAGACGACCAAACAATCGTGTGACAAAAATCGTATCACGGGTTGTCCAGAACGTCTGTATTACTCACGCTAGTATCTTATTGCGACAGAGTGAACGTGTCTTGATACTAGACTTACTGAGTAATCTTTACAGATTGGAAGCTTTGAAGATGATTCTCAATCTGTTTAAGAATTGTTCAGCAGTGTATGAGTTAGTGAGATATGCAAGGACAGCCCTTGTAATCTCATTAATCATCTGGTCCGCAAGTCTCTCATTTTCAGACATGAGAAACCTTTTTCACAAGTCTAGGAGTGTGAACGAAAGCTGCAAAGCAAGCAAGTGCAATCTTTCGATTGTATTGAATCCTGTTGTAGCGTCTCACGTTAACATCACGTTTGATGTTCGCTACGCGAGTGTATTGACCGATTAACATTGTAGTATCTCCTAATTGTTATGCAGTAGAGTAATCTACCGCGTTCTCGCGTTTTACTATTTCAATGTTCAGTAGAAGATGCTGTATTGCTAATAAGAGTCTAGTTAGTGGCTGATTATTCCGTGAATCCGGCAACTATACTTTGCTCATTCTAGCCGTAGCTAGGTTCGCGTTTCTAGTCCATTGGCTGATTGGATTATCTCAGCCACTAACTAGACTCTTATTATTTCCTATATACAATCCCGTGCCTAAGCCGGTAATCCAGTATACAGAAGAGACAGCATGTTAAGTTTTTAAATGGGCTGTGCTTATCAGCCCGACTCAGCCGCTACACTAATCCTATCAAAAGATAGTCCTAGAATCAACTAGAAAGTGTAGTTCTGTTAGCCTTCGCGTCTGTTGCTTTTCCGTCGCCGCTTGCAACCTACGTTCTGCATGTATATATAGCATCAGCCGTGCCACATGCAACGACGTGTAACCATGTAACACTATGTGCAGTTCCGCCCGGCTCCGGCTGACACTATATGTCACAAGTGACAACAATTGTTGTCATATGAATCTATGTGCAATGATGTAAACATGGCACGAAATATGCCGATGATATGCACATAATTGCACACAATTGCATTCACACCCCTGCACACCCCTGCACGTTTAGTTACATATTGGCACTGAAGGGGCGGAGATGAATCATATTTATCTGTGAAAGATTATCAAATATTTATCTAGTATTATTTAATAACTCAAAATGGAACCAGCAAAATTTGTGTAGAAAAATTGAAATTCACATGATGAAAATTTCACAATTTAGTGATGAAAATTTCAGCACTTTTCAGTTAAATCATTAGACTTTACCAGAGGTTGACAGGCTTCGCCTGATTGTGCTAGAATGGTGGCAGTTGGTTGTGTATCCTCAGGGTCGAGGTTAATATATGATTTTACATGAAGCAGAGATACAAGAGAGATTAGAGTCTCCTCTTAATCTTTTAAACAGATTAAAGAGTTCTATCACTCCCAAGTCGCATCCACACATTGTAAGTATTCCGGACTCAAAAGAAATCATTCCAGATTTAGATGATAAGATTAAGTTTGGCTCTGCTAAGTCTAAAGCTATGAATGTAATGAACTTAGCATTGGATGAACTTGATAGGAAGATTCCGGAACTGAAACCAAGAGAGCTTGCAAACGTTGCATCGAGTATGGCTAAGGTAATTGATAGTACTCAGGTTCGAAATGAGAATCAACCTAGACAAGCAATCGTAATTATTAATTCTCCTGCACTTGTTAGTGAAGATATGTTTGAAACCATTGACGTTAGTGAGGCTTAGCGATGGCGATTATTGAAGAACTTCAGATTGGCGTTGTGACAACATTAGCATCAGGTGTTGCGTATGCATTGCCTGCACGTGCATGTTATATAAGTTATCAAGGAACGGCCCCCACTGGCTCGAATGATGGATCTACGTTCGCATTAGTGATTGCTACTGCTTCTGTAGTAAGTTGTGCCTTTATTAAATCAGCTGCGGCTGACACTATTGTTTGTTTGAAGACGATGTAAGTTTTCAATTGGAGATGAATGTGAAAAGAGTCTTAGCCGCTTTTTGTTTTGTTCTATTGTTCTCAACAGTGAGCCATGCACAGGCAACGCCCACGAGTAAGTTAACATGGACACAGCCTAATGAAACAGCAATAACGGCTGGTCAGTTAACTTATAAATATTATCCTGATAATCAGACTACTGGCATAGCATTAAATAATGTACTATGTGTTAGCACTACATCTGGTGGTGTTACACTCGCAACGTGCAATGCAAACTTCCCCGCTTTCACTCCTGGTTCTCATTCACTACAGTTAACGGCTAGTAACTCTGGTGGTGAATCTCCAAAGTCTGTACCATTCAACTTCACATTTGTAGCGGTTCCATCAGCTCCTATTAGCATTGGTATTCTTCCACCAACATAACATAAGGAGAATGAAGATGGTCCCATTCACACTCACTGCACTGTTTTTACTTGCATCATTCATTTGCATTATCTTTGCTGCAACTAGACCAGATAAGGTTCCTCTTTGGATTGGAGTAATCTTACTCTGGATTGTTGTTGCATTACAGATCATTCCAAAGGGATGAGATGACTGATGCAGTTATTCCGTTAGCTTGCGTTCCTACTTGGTCGGTTCCAATAATTATAAGTTTTGGAACTACAGCTGGAGTAATTGTAGCCGCAATTGCATCTGGCATTGTTCTTGTTATAAAAGAGTTACATAACGTAGGTGTAACGGCTGGTAAGATTGAAGTAGCTGTTAATAGTGAAAAGACGGCTTCACAAGGAAGAGAAGTTAATCTCATGAATGAGAATAAAATACTTAGAGAATTTATTAACGAAAATAAACTAGCGGCTTCGCTCCTTGCACAGTCAGTTGCATCAAGTACAAAAGTTGTAACTGTTGAGAATAAGTAACTGGACATTAGCAACTAGGAGAAATATGAAGTACCCTGACAGAGTTCAAGAGATTATCAATACACTGGCTGACATGCATCCTGAATTAGTTCATGGTGATGATGAAGCTCGTAGATCTCTTACAATGTTATTTGCTCAGCAATGCTGTTTTGAGCTAGGCTCTGAATGGGGAACAAAGAAGAGTTCAACATCAAGTCCTTTGAGTGCAGATGTAGTTGCATTTACTGATGGATTTATATTTGTTGGATGGGACACACAAATAGCCGGTGGCATCATTGCACAATTCCCAGATTCAATTAATCTTACCGGACAAGTTTTTGTTGCTGTTGATCCTGTTAACCACTTGGAGTTTCCAAATACAATGCCACCTGAGAACAAGTGTCCCAATGATTATGATGATGCAATGGCTGTTAGATGGGGTCGTTGTATTACTAGTATGGCGGCTAAAGGTACAAATGAAATTCCAATGTTTAAACTTACAGATGATCCTGGTCAGGTTCAACTCTTTGCAATGAGATGTCAAGCTGATTGGCAGGCTGGTAGATTGAGTCAGAATGATTCTATTCTTAAACATATTAATGAGTTCAGAGCTGAATGTAAGGTTCCACCTTGGACTAGTCTTCCAGAGGTTTGATTCCTGGCACCATTGGCATTGGCTGACATAGATGATTATTAAATAGACATACAGTAAATGGCTTTTGATAAAAGCTGGACTCCAACAAGCAAACAGAAAATCTTCCTATCACTTCCTCTAACTATTAAAGAGGCATTGATAGGAGGTGGAGCCGGTTCTGCGAAGACTGACGTACTATTGCTATATGGTATTGCTAGAGGCTGGACAGAGAATCCTAGATTTAAACAAGTATTCCAGAGACGTACATTTCCTGAATTAAGGAATGAAATTATTCCTAGAACAAGACAGATATATCCAAAGTTTGGAGCTACATTAAATAAATCTGATATGGCTTGGACATTTCCGGCTCCAGATCAATATGGTGGAACTGGAATGACCAATGCTGGAGCTATGGTCTTCTTGGGACAATGTGAGGATGAGGAAGATGTACACAAATATGATTCGATGGAAATTAATCTCTATACACCGGATGAGCTCACTAGTTTTACCGAGTTCATCTATTTGTACATCGGATTTACCAGGGTTAGAACATCTGATCCTACGCTACCAGCCATTATACGAGCAGGAGCTATGTCCGGAGGAATTGGACATACCTGGGTCAGAAAAAGATTTGTCACTCCAGCACCTAAAGGTGGAGTAGTAATTATAGGTAAGGGTAGTGTTAAAAGATTCTATGTTCATGCAACACTAGCAGATAATCCACACGTTGACCCTGAATATAAGAAGTCATTAGAAGCATTACCAGAAGCAGAGAAGAGAGCAAAGCTGTATGGCGATTGGGATGCTTATTCTGGACAAGTCTTTGATGAGTTCAGAGATAGACGTTATCCAGATGAGCCGGAAAATGCATTGCATGTAATAGATGACTGTGAAATCCCCGAATGGTGGCCGAAGATTGTAATCGGTGACTGGGGATTTGCAGCAATGACATGGATTGGATTTGGTGCCATTAGCCCGGACGAACGGCTATACATATACAGAGAGTTGCATTGGATTAAAACTAAGATTGAAATTTGGGCACCTGAAGTTAAGAATTATATTGAAACTGAAAAGCCTAGGATGGTTAAGTTCTGTCGTTCAGTTGCACAGGATAGAGGAACGGAACATACCATTCAACAACAGATATCAACTGCGTTAGATTGTGAAATTGAATTGTCAGGTAATGCACCAGGAAGTAGAATCTCTGGCAAGCAGTTAGTTCAAGAGTACATGAGATGGAAACCTAAGACTATACAAAATGCTGATAAACCTGGTAAGTATAATGAGGAAACGGCTCTGTGGATTCTTCGTAATCGGGGAATGAATGAGTACAATTCTTATTTAGATTCATTCATTGCACCAGAGCCGGAACACAATTTACCTAGATTACAAATCTTTAAGTCTTGCCAAGTTCTGATTGAAGCAATTAAGGCTTGTAGTTATGATAAGAAGAAGGTTGAAGATATCGCTGAATTTGAAGGTGATGACCCTGTAGATGGATTGAGATATATGGTTGATTCTGCTGAACAGTATTTTGAAGTAGCACAAAAAGAATTTGTAAAGGTTCAGAAGAGAGAAGACTTACTGAGAAAGCTTGCAAGTAGTAATGATTATACTGCATTCTACAGAAACATGAGAACAATGGAAGCGGCTAATCCTATGCAGGTTGTTAGGAGATATCGTGCTAGATAAGATTCATTCATTCTTTCACAAACTAATCAATCCACACTGTCCAGATTGTAAGTTGGATGAGATTGATAAGATTGAACGTGAAGAGAGAAACAAAGTTTGTGAAGGATGTGAAATCTTAAAGCATCAATTAGAAGTAAGTAATATTGAGAAGATGAAACTTCTTGACAAGTTAACTGAGAAACCAGAACCAGTTATTGACCAAGGACCGCCAATAATTAGTTATACTAAGAAATCTCCAATTCTTCCTTGGGCTGTCAAGAGACAGATGATGGAAGCAGAAGATAAAGCTAAAGCTGAGTTGATTAGAAAATCTAATAAGGATCAGAAGATAGCGGCTGAAGAAGTTAAAAAGCACCCAGCCGTTATTACTAATGTTTCAAAAGTAGACGAGCTAGAGAAAGAGCTAGGCATTGCCGAAGCAGGACAATAGATTACTTGACGAGTCAATGCAACGTGCATTGAGGAAGGTTCAGGGTGAGAATCCTGATGTCAAGCCAGTATCTATTTCTTCATCTGACTCTAGTCTAATGAATAGGCTGTTTGCTCCTAAAGGTGCAATGGCTACTACTAATCCATTTACTGGTAATATTCATTATAATCCTAAACAGCTACAAGGCATTGGACAGGATGAACTTGAGAATACTGTTGCTCATGAATTAACTCATTCTAGACAAGCACAGAATACTCCTTGGTATAAGACAGTGGCTGGATTATTCTCTCCAGATGAAACGGTTCCTCAAGGTGCTCCAAGTTCAATGGATACACCTTATCATTGGCGTCCTCAAGAACTGGAAGCATTCGATGCTGAGAGAGCTAGAACTTTATCACATCATCTTCCTTGGATGAGAGATCCTGTAACTGGTATGGGAGATATTCAACTAATGAAACAGAAAGTTAAAGTTGGTCCAACATCTGGCAAACTTCAACAACTGGTTACTGGAGTTAAGTGATGCCATTCGATGAAGTGATGCACAAGTTTAAGCATGGCAATCTTCATTCTGGTTCTAAGAGTGGTAAGAAAGTTACAAATAAAAAGCAAGCTATTGCTGTTATGTTAAGTGAAAAGAAGAAGTCTAAAAGTAATCCAGAATACAAAGTAGATATTTCACCTTCTGACAACTTCAAGAAGAAGCATGGTGTGAAATGAAGAGTCCATTTAGTGTTGTCAAATCAATTGGTAAAGGTATTGGTGGAGCAGTAAAGAATGTTACTGGTGGAGTTACTAAAGTTGGAAAAGGTGCTATTGGTGCCGCTAACACTGTAGGTAAAGGTGCAATTGGTGCATCTAATAAGATGGTTGGCGGTGCTGGAAGTGCAATCAATAGTATGGGTAAAGGAGCAGTTAGAGCTTCTCTTGGTCCAACTAATGGTATGCTTGGTAGACTTGGAATGCCTACTCTTGGTGCTGATATGGGTTCTGGTGGTATGACTGGAATGCCACAAGGTCCAATAGCTGGTAGTCCTGGAATGCAACAGCCTCCTTCTCCTGGAATGCAAATGCCAAATACTAATATGCCAATTAGCATTGCAGGTCCAAGTGGAATGAGTGCAATGGGTGGTGGAATGCCGCAAATGAATAATCAAGGAATGCAAGGCATACAAGGACTAATGGCAAACTACATGCAGAATAGACAGCAGATTCCACAGCGTAATATGTATTACTAATGGCTAAGAAGAAGTTAGACGAAAGAATTCAACGGCTTCTCTGCACAATCGCTGATGATTGTGACAAGGAAGATTTGTCTGTACGTGAAAGACAGATTAGAACTTGGAAACAGCTTAAACTGTTATGGGAAGGATATAGTCGTATTTGGTATAGTGAGGTAGCACATGATTGGCGAATTGCTGATACACCTGAGACGGATGATACACAACAGTCATATTACGATAAGCCAGTTAATGTATTTCGAGCCTATCTGGAAAGTATCATCGCTGCTCTCTCTGTTACTGTTCCTAATATTAAGTGTTTTCCTGACGATGCTGACAATACTTTAGATTTATCAACTGCTAAGGCTGGTGATAAAATCGCCCAGCTTGTTGCTAGACACAATAACGTACAGCTTCTTTGGCTTCATGCTTTATTCATTTTCGCTACTGAAGGAATGGTTGCATGTTATACGTATCCTAAATCAGATGAGAAGTATGGCACGTACAAGAATGAAAAGTATGAAGATTCAGCAGAACAGCATGAAGTAACTAAGTGTCCGAATTGTCAATTTGAATTTGATAGTAATCCTGTTGATCCTTCTTCGCAGACTCAAGGTCAAGAAGTAGATCCACAACAAATTCAACAACAGCAACAGCAGCAAGTTCTTAACGATAGAATAGAATTAAGTGAAGATGAATTCCAACCTGATGACTCTAATGTAGATGTTCAGAATGTTGCACAAGAACCTGAGATATGTCCAAATTGTGCTCAGGCTGTTATTCCACAGATTACTCAGGAAACAATTATTGTCACTAAGCTGGTTGGAGTTACTAATGAACCGAAATCAAGAATCTGCATGGAAGCATACGGTGGCTTGAATGTAAAGATTTCAAATTATGCAAAGACTCAAGCTGAATGTTCATATCTTAAGTTTAGTCATGAAGTTGATTATGCTCAAGCAATTGAGAGATATGAAGACTTGCATGGTGATGAAAGTATTAAAGATAGAGTTGTTAAAGCTTCGGGACCAGATGACAATTATGAGTTCTGGGGAAGATTGTCACCTCAATATCGTGGTGAGTATCCAACAAATGTAGTTACGATTAATCAGTATTGGCTCAGACCGGCTAAGTTTAATATCTTGCCTGATCTTGATGAAGTTAAAGAACTTAAAAAGTTATTTCCTAATGGATGCAAACTTGTCAGAGTCAATCAACAATTTGCAGAAGCGTGCAATGAGTCGTTAGATGATACTTGGACTCTTACTTATAATCCGCTGGCTGATTTTGTTCATTATGATCCCTTGGGAATGCTGCTTATTAGCATACAAGAAATTACTAATGATCTTATAAGCCTAGTTATTCAGACTATAGAACATGGTATCCCACAGACATTTGCTGATCCTGGAGTTCTTGATTTTCCTGCTTATAGACAATTAGAAGCCGTTCCTGGTGGCATATATGAAGTTACGCCTAAGAGTGGGAAATCTGTTGCTGACGCATTCTATGAGGTTAGAACAGCTACTCTTAGTGCGGAAGTACTTCCATTTAGTGAGCAAGTTCAATCACTCGGTCAGTTAGCTTCTGGGGCATTGCCAAGTCTTTTTGGTGGTCAGATTGAAGGAAGTGATACAGCTTCAGAGTATTCAATGTCTCGTGCTCAGGCATTGCAGAGACAGCAGAATACTTGGAAGATTCTATTGTCGTGGTGGAAAGAAATTAATGGTAAAGTCATTCCAATGTTTATTAAAGAACTTAAAGACGATGAGAAGGATGTCCAAAGAGCTAAAGATGGAAGCTTTTTCAATGTATTCATTCGCAAAGCTGAACTAGAAGGGAAGATTGGTAAAGTTGAAATAGAAGCGAATGAGAATATTCCGGCTACATGGGCACAACAGAAGGATATGCTCATGAAGTTCATTGAAGCCGGTAATCCACAGATTTTGGAAATCATTGGCGATCCTGAAAATATGCCAGTTTTGCGTGAAGCATTAGGTTTGGTTGATTTCTTCATTCCTGGTGAAGATGCAAGAAATAAACAGTATGATGAAATTAAACTTTTGTTGAATAGTGAACCAATTCCTACTGGTGACATGATGAATCCAGAAATGCCATCGGTAGAAGTTGATCAGATATACGATAAGCATCCAATTGAATTTGATATTGTTCAGAAATGGGCAAATAGTGATGCAGGTAGACAAGCAAAGACAGATAATCCTCCAGGATATATGAACGTTCTGTTGCATGGTAAAATGCATTATATGTTCATGCAACAGGCAATGGCAATGCAAGCCGGAGCCGCTCCAGGTGCAAAGCCAAACGAGCAAAATCAAGAGGCACCAATTGTAGGAGAAGGTAATGTTGAAACTGTTCAGTGATTTGATGTTGTTGTTTAGCCCTCCAGATACTACTGTTGGAGGTGTTGCAACTATTGAAGATAAAACTCTAAATAAAGAAGATATTGTTACACTACTTGGTGATGAAGAACCTGAAGATGAGGCTCTTGAGATTGAAGATAAGCCTAAGAAGGAAGCAAAAACTTCTCAGGAAACTGAAGAGACTGAAGAAGTAGAAGAAACTGAAGAAGTAGAAGAAGTTGACGAACTTGCAGAAATAGAAGAAGAACTTGAAGGACCAGATGACGACAAACTCGAACCTGTAATTCCAGTTCCAAGACGTGAGATTCTTAAGAAATATCCAAACGTCTTCAAAGATTTTCCATATCTTGAAAAGGCTTACTATAGAGAGCAACAGTATACAGAATTATTGCCAACTATTGATGATGCAAAGCAAGCCGTTGGCAAGGCTCAAGTATTAGACAGTTTTGAAGAGGATTTAATTGGCGGTGACACTGGAACTCTCCTTAAAACATTAAAAGAGAATAATCCTAAGTCATTTAATCTAATTGTAGACAATTATCTTTCTACATTGTCAAAGGTTGATGATAAAGCCTATTATCATGTCATTGGAAATATTACGAAGCATACAATCTACAATATGGCAGTCGAGGGTAAGAGAACTGGTAATGAAGAACTCCAGCAAGCGGCTAAGGTTCTAAACCAATTTGTTTTTGGAAGCAGTGAATATACACCTCCTACAAATCTCTCGAAAGAAGAACGCGAAGTTGATAATACACGAGAAAAAGAGATTGTTGAACGAGAAAGAAGTATTACCAGAAGGCAGTTTGAGTCTAGCCGTGATGATTTGAGTACACGTGTTAACAATACACTACGATTGACTGTTGAAGGACATATTGATCCTAATAAATCAATGACATCTTATGTTAAGAATGTAGCAGTTAGAGAATCACTTGAAACTCTACAGAATTTAATTAGCAAAGATACTAGATTTACAGCACTTCTTGACAAGTTATGGGAAAGAGCATTCAAATCTAACTTTAATAAAGAAGATGTTGATAGAATTAAGTCAGCATATCTCTCGAAGTCAAAGACACTGTTGCCTGCAGTCATAAAACAGGCCCGTAATGAAGCTTTGAGAGGTATGGGTAGAAAATCTAGAAATAATGAAGATAATGATGAGAATGATAACACTGACCTAAATGGTCCAAAGAAGCAGGATAAGCCGCAATCCCAAAGTGCCAGCGGCCGGAAATCATCCGCAATTCCTAAAGGTATGACGAGCTTAGAGTATCTGATGAAGGACTAGAAGCTCAAAAGTTAACATGTAATTTTTGGAGAAGAAAAATCTATGGCACTGGTAGAGTCTCAAGTTACTGCACTTGAACTTGAACGAGTCATTCCTAAGATTCGAACACTGTTCGAGAGGGATGACAAGTTTTATGCTAATATTAAAAAGCGTGATGTTGAACAGATTAGTAATAGACAGATGAGAGTTCCACTAGAGCTTCGTCCTGGTGGCTCATTTCAGTATTTCAATCCTGATGGTGGTGATCTTGGTCGTGGTGGTGGGCCGACATTTGATAAAGCCGTTCTTACTAGTGTGTTCGTTAGTGAGAACATTGAATACACAAAGCTGGCTCAGTGGTCAACTGATGATAATCGAAAGAGCATCATCAATGGAGTTAGGAGACTAACTGCTACTGCATTGGATGAAATGCGTCGTCAGCTTGATGCTCAGATGATGCAAGCCGGTAATGGTGTTATTGGTACAGTTACAACTGATACACCGGCTGGTGGTAGTAACGTAATCACTCTTACTACTGATGGATTTGGTGCAAGGCTAATGAGATTTGGACAGACTGTCCAGGTCTTTGATGCTGCTCTTGCAGTAAATCGAGGTAGCGGAGTTATTACCAATTGGGACGTTGAGAACAAGACAATCAGTATCACACCACAGATTGCCGCTGTGGCTCCTACTGATTTGATTGTTACCAATGGTATTGCTTCACCAACCTCACTTCCAGCATTGTTTGGTATTCCATATCATCACTCAAATGCTAGCACTGGAACTTGGCTTGGCTTCAGCCGTTCTACCACTCCTGAGATTCGTGCGAATCGAGTCAATGGTGGTAGTGCTGCTTTGTCATTGCCACTTCCTAGGCTAGCAATCAATAAGATCGGAAATCGGCTTGGGCTTGATAATGACTTCAATCCAAGAGCATGGATGCATCCTGCTCAGAAAGCCGCTTATGAACAGATTGGTCAGCTAGTTAGTCTTATTTACAAGAAGCCTTCTGAAGAGGGCTTGAATATGTATTTCGACAAGATGACAATGGCTGGTGCTGATGTCACTTGTTCGTACAATTGGGATAAGACACGCATTGACTTTGTAACAGATTCCGTTTGGGGTCGTGGAGAAATCCTCCCAATTGGATTCTATAAGACTGATGGAAGGAATATCTTCGAGATTAGAGGAGCTTCTGGAGGCGTTGCTACTGCAGAAATCTTCTATATGGTTGTTGGTATGCAGGTATTTGTTAATAATCCCGCTGGATGTGCGTACATTGATGCACTTGCTGTTCCTTCGGGATACTAAAAGGAGAATAATAAATGCCTAGCCAATTAACGGTTACAGCAAAATCAGGTCCAGCACTTCAAACAACGGCTGGTGTGATTTTGAATGTTATTGAGTATCGAGTTGATTTGGTTAATAGGGTTATTTTGGTTAGAACTACAGATCAACCTACTAGATGGCTTGAATATGAACTAGTTGGTGTCACTACTTTCACAACGACAGTTAGTGGCGCTAACTACACACTGGTTATCAGCTAATGCCGCTTGACAGAATCCAACAGAACTTCGAGGTTGGCACATTAGTTAGTATTGTTGGTAGGGTTACTGCAATTGGTGGAACTCCGGCTCAACCAACTGTAACTATCCAAACCAAATATGCTAGCTTTGCTGGTAGCACAACTTCTGTTGGACCAGTTGATAGTATTCAAGTGATAGTTGAAACTCAGATCCCAATTGCTGGGAATGCATAAGGAGAAATAAATGATTCCCGGTCAAATGTCTAGATTGACTGAATCAGTAGTTGCATCAGCCGCAACCATTACTGTACTAACTGACATTGTACGAGTTACTGGAGCAGTAGCTGTTACTACAATTACACCTGCTGCTGCCGGAGCCAGTACAATAATATTTGTTATTACAACTGATGGAGCTGTTGTATTCAACGTTGGTGGTAATATAGCTAAAGCTGCAACTTCAATTCAATTCCAAGTGCTATCGTTTGTTTTCGATAGCGTTACTGGTTTGTGGTATCCTGGTGCTCTCTAGTTAGGAGAATGAAAAGTGCCTGATGTAGATTTTCAGCAACTCTCAACTGTACAGAATAGCTTGCAGCCAGGAGTAAGAACCATTGCTTCTGCTGCTACAATTGGTCCTACTGGATTTATGACTGTGATTTCTGGTGCTGCCGCTGTTGTGAATATCACTCCACCTGTGAGTGGTGCTCATATGCTGGTACTTATTCCAGCCGCTGCCGCAACATGGACAACTACTGCTGCTGGTAATATTGATAAGGCTCTTTCAGCCGTTGTTGCTGGAGTGCCTGTACTAGCTTTCTACAATCCACTTACTGGTAAGTATACTGTTGGTAAGCTAGTTCTGGTTGCTTCGTAGTCAAACTAGGGGCTGCGCATCTATCAAACGCAGAATAAGGAGAGTGAGATGTCTTTTCCATTTGGTGGCGAGAAATCAGTGACAGAGCCTAAAAAATCTGAAGAACCTAAAAAGATAAGTAAGAAAACCTTAACAATAATTGAAATGATTCTTGCTGAAATTCAAGCTATTTTGGCTGCACATGATCATCAAGAATCTAATATTCCACTTAGTCATAAATACTGGGAATTGCAGAATAAACATCGACAATTGCTTAATGAAGCAAAAGAAGCAAAAGAAGTGAAATAGTGGAACTCACTGAACCAATTGAACGTATAAATAACCAATTGCAAGATTTGTACGGAATTGATACAAGTACAGGTCAACCAATGTGGAGAGTTGCGTTCAGTGATGACCAATTTGAACATCGCTTAGATGATTATGAAGATAAGACTGAATCTGGTATTTATTTAAGAACTGTAAGAGAAGTTCGTTATGTTCCAAAGTACTGGTTTAAGGGTAGATATGTCTTAGAACGACTAGTTTTAGTGCCATATACTAGTATGTTGGAGTTACCGGCTGTTAAGATGTCATATGAGCCGTTGCACATTTTTCAGACTGGAAGTGGTCATTATTTGCCACCTAGACTGGATGCTTGTCAATTTGCTATTGATTTAGTTCATACTGCTATGGGTCAAGGAGATATGGCTAAATATAAAGATCCAGACTCAGGATTGAGTAAAGATGACATAATCGAGAAGCAAAGAGAAAGAATTGACAATCTTCAGGAAGAACTATTTGGTAATGAAACATTCACTGGAGATGCTCTTGCTCATCATGAAGCGATAGTTGTTCCAAGAAATTACAAGAAGGAGAGTTAGATGCCTGTTGTTGGTGCGTTTCCATTAATGTCTGATATTAAGCGTAGAACTATTCGCGCTCCGTTGAATGAGATGGATAGGTGTACCGTTGTTTCAATTTATCCTAAAGCTATTCATGAAGTGAAACACACTATTCAGCCTGGTGTGTTTGATATTGAGCCTGGTAGTTTTGAACATCCAGCCGTTTTGACTGTAACTTCAAGCTCTTGGTGGAAAGAAATTGATGATATGCAGCCGTTGTTGGAAATTCCACAAAGTTCCATTCAAATCGCCGATAGTATTGTAAAGGACTACTGTAATGGCATATTTGGCTGTGACATGGGTGAGAATATGCCAGGACTCTTTTATATTCCTGGTGCTTGGGCATCTGAACAGATTAAGAAAAGCAGACTTGGTGATCTTTTGATTGCTCAGAGGAAGCAAAAGTCGTTTTTTGAGATTCTAGTCAAATTCGCAGATAGTCTTTGGGCTGGTAGTAATGGCAATCCACTAAGTATTAGTGAGGATATGCGAATTGCGGCTAGGAGTCTTAATTTGAACAATAAAGATTGGCTAAAAGATTCATTTGCTGTCGAATTGGTTCGCTGTAAGGCTTGTGGACATCTTGGAAATCCAGAATTTCCAGTTTGCAGCAATTGCAAGGCGATAAATGACGTTGAAAAGGCTACTGCTCTTGGTTTGCAGTTTGCAAAGTAGATTCTGATGTCTACAAGTGATTTATTAGCAGGAACAGTAATGGATAAAGCCGCATCGTTGATGAATGATACGGCTAGAACTGTATATTCGTATACAGCTCAGGTTCCATATCTTCAAATGGCTATGGACGAGTTACAGGAAGAGTTCCAGCTTCATAATATGGCAGTAACTGAAGAGACATCTGCTGTAATTCCAATTAATACAGGACTTACAGAGATCATATTTAATGGTGGTGTTGGATTTCCTACACTCCCAACTGATTTTATTGAGCCAAAACAGCTCTGGGAACGATTTAGGAACTCCGATCCATTCGTTCCAATGAGAAAAGTTGAATATCTTCCACATTACTTAGGGGGAGTTAATATTAATCAATTTCTAGTGTTTACATGGAGTCATCAAAAGATCGAATTTTTGCCAAGTAACACTGATAATGACATCAAAATTGATTATATTAAGGCTCTATTCACAACAATTGCTAATGAAAACTCACTAATTAACGTAATTAATGCAAAAACATTCCTTGAGTATAGAACTGCAGGACTCTTAGCAGAATTTATTGAGCGAAATCTAACAAGTGCTAATGCAATGAATGCATATGCAGTTTTGGCTAAAGATAGAGTGGTTGGTATCAATAGTAAGGGTAAACAGCAGATTTCAACACGAAGAAGGCCATTTCGCTCAGCTTACAAACGACGACGAATTATCTAATTCTTTAGGTCAATGAGAGACCATCAACCAGTAACATTTGATAAGTTTTTAGGATTGTGGAAGAGAGGTGACATTGAAAGTGTCCCTCTCGATCATTTCTCAGATTGTAATAATGTCAAATTCTTTGGTGAAAATGCATTTGCAACTAGAGATGGCATAGATCATCATCAGAATGTAGTAGTTCCATTAGGTGACATTCTTAGAATCTACAACTATCCAACTCTTACTGGAAATACAATTTTAGTTCTCACGTCTGGTGGCAAAATTTATCACGTTGTTGATGCAACTACTACATTTGGTCCAATATTAACAATTCCATTAATGACAGACTTCGGATTCGTTGCATATGCTGGACGTGCTTATATTACACCATTTACTACAGAAGTAGCATTAGGATTAAATCGAGAAAGAGGACTCCAGAACGAATTCATGTACGTTTATCTCGGAGCAGGAGCACCAGCACGTAAAGCAGCCGGTAATAAGCCGGTTGGTACTGTTACTGTTGCGAATGGAGCCGCAGGTTTCACTGACGCTGGTACTCATGTGTTTGGCGTTGTATATGAAACTGATACTGGATATCTCACTGCTCCAGCTGCATTTGCCTCTTTTGTTACTGGAGCTTTGCTTTCTGTTAGTTTCTCAACTGTCCCTGTTAGCCCTGATGCTTTTGTCACTAAACGCCACATTGTTGCTTCAAAAGTTATCCAAACTTTCAATGGTGACTTGGATGGATATGACTTATTCTTCATTCCAGGAGCTACAATCCCGAACAATGTTGGTACTACACTTTCTAATATTTCGTTCTTCGACATTGATTTGGTTTCTGATGCGACACACTTAAAAGATAACTTCTCGGAGATTAAAGCTGGTGTTGGAATTACTACTTATCATAATCGTTTGTGTATATATACTGAATTTGATAATCCATCGCTAGTTAGGGTTAGTGCTGTTGGTGAACCTGAGGCAATTAATCAAATTAATGGATTATTGGTAGTTCCTCCCGATGGCAATTATATCACTAATGCATCTGAATTGAGAGATGTATTCTATGTAATGAAGAGAAATCGAACATGCTCATTTGTTGATAATGATGATGTTCCGGCTAGCTGGCAATTAACGACTATTGACAATGCAATGGGTTGTGGAGTTCATGGGATTGCATCTGTAATTGACACTGGATATGGAAATATTGATTATTTAGTTGTTGCATCACAAAAAGGTATTATGTTATTTAATGGACGTTACATATTACCTGAATTATCATGGAAAGTTCAAGCTCTTTGGATTTCTCAACTGTTTGAGACTAAATTTAGAATTATTCAGTTAAATAATGATGTTGTGAAGCAGATAATGTA